GTATTGAGTTTATAATAAAAAAAGAGTATGGGGGGATTATCCCCCCATACTCTTTTTTTTATATTTCAGGTATTTAATTTTTAACCTGCTAATTCAGTTGTAACTCCCTTATCGGTCTTTCAATCTGTATCCTCCAAGTACTTCAATACGGGTACAAGAGTCATCTTTATCAGTTTGATTATATACTTCTAATAAATATACAACGTAGTTATTTTTTGCCGCTTCTTCAGTCCTATCAATTTTTACAATCGGAATAGCTGCATAGACCACGTTGTCTTCATAAAATCCAGTGGTGACAAAGAAAATTTCATATCTTTTATCTTTTCTTCGTTTATCTTCTATTAATAATGACTGCACTGGTTCATTCTCTTTATAAGACTCTTGTTTTACACTCTCAATAACATTGGATTCATTTATATCGTCATTAGTTATTATACGATATCCTTTTGATGTAAGATAAGACACGATTGAATCCCATCTCTTATTAATTAGCTCTACAATATTAACTAAAGGAGTCATGGTTTCATTTGTTGAAACTTGTGTATTTTTTATTTTCCTTTTCTTAAAAAAGTCTACAAATTTGGATACGATCCCTTCTTGAGCGGTTTCATATTCTCCTAATAGCATATTAAAATTAGTCAAACTTTCTAATGCTTTGGAATTATCCATCTTTTAAATCACCTCTTATATTTTTCTGTATTGAATTAAATAAGTGTTTCCTCAATTACAATGTAACGTTGTAATATTCATCATGATAACATTACTATAAAGACTTACGGTATGAAATATTACCAAAAGTGCAAAAAGAACATAGATAAATTTAATAAAAAAAGGAGGATACAAAATATGCCTAGAACACAACAGATTATACCTGAACACAGATATCCGCACCAGATGGTTGTAATCAACGACAACAGTAAGGTTACCCCAATTCCTTCAAATGAGTCTGGAAGTGCGTCAATGCTGTTTGTTGTTGCTTCACCAAAGGGTATTGATCGTAAAGTTCGTACAATCACAGGCGGTCTTGCTCAATTCTTGGATGAATACGGAATTGGACCTTTCAGTCTGTATGGCCAGCCTCTGTTGAATGCTTATACGGCATTTAGCACAGGTAAGATAATCGGACACGTGCTGAGGGTAACCGCATTAAATGCATCTTACGCATACTCAAACCTTATGGCAAAGTATAAGGTTGATGTAGAAACCGGTAAGATGACTGTTAAGTTCTACACAAAGAACGGGGTTGCTAATTTAACCGATCTCGATAACCTTGCAGAGGTTGTAGCAGTCGCTCCTGATGTGGATGAAGACGGTTTCACTGAAGTAAAACTGTTATCAGTCGCTGCTCTTGGTAGAGGTGGGTACGGCAACAAGCTTGCTTACAGAATCGGATCACTCCCTTCAGCTGATAAAGAGAATCGGTTCAAGAATTATACATTCGATGTATATGAAAATGAGACCGGTTTTAAGCAGGTTGAATCCTTCAGTGTTATATTCAGCGAGGATGCTATCATCGATGGCATTAGCTATTTTACCGATTCTGTGATTAATTCAAAATCCACTGGTTCTAAGAAGATAACAGTTCTCACTTATCCAGAGGGATTTGCTCAGATTTATAACGCCTATAAGACTGCCAACCCGGATACAACTTTAACCCTTGATGATTTCGATGTTCTTCTGGGTATCAATAAGTATACAAAGCAAGCAATTGTTAACTATACCATTGATACCATGTCAGAGGGAACCATTGCAGTCAACGGATTAAATGGTATAGCACTGGAAAATGGTAGCGATGGTGATTTCGATGCGTCCGTTCCTGCTGAAACAAGACAGGCTGCTCTCGAGCAAGCTTATCAGGATGCATTCTCTGGTAAAACAGACCCGATGATTAAGAGTAAGAATAAGTTCCCGACAAATCTTATTCTCGATGCTAACTATTCCATAGATGTTAAGAAGCTTATTGCAGCACTTGCTGTTGCAAGAACTGACTGCGTTGCTATTCTTGACTGTGGTACAGAAATAAAGACAAAGGCATCTGTCGCAACATATGTTCAGAATAACCTTGCTGACTATGTAGCAGACCGCGTTCATATGATTGACGCATATGCTGGTAAGGTTTATGATCCTTATCAGAAGATTGTTACCGTAACATCAACATATGCATTAGCATCGGCTTATCCTGCTCTTTGGGCAGATAATGACTATGCTAAGCATGTTCCGTTGGCTGGTAACGTATACGGTGTTCTGTCTGGCTTCATCGAGGATTCTATTTATCCTGTATTTGATGAAGATGTCGATAGTGCATTGATGGATGAGCTGGTTGATTTAAGAATCAACTTTGCACGTCTTAACGCTGCTCAGAATGTTATCAGGGCAACTCAGACTACTCGTCAGGAAGACTATTCATACCTGTCCGAAGCAAACAATGTATTCGTATTACTTGATATCAAGAGAGATTGCGAGAAACTTGTTGCTACGTATGAATACAGCTTCAATGACGCTGAGGGTCTTGCAAGATTCAATAGAGACGTCAATGCAGGTATCGTTCCTAAGTACGCAGAAGCTCAGGTTAGCAGTATTTCAGCTAGCTTCTCATCCAATGAGTTTGAGGCAGCTCGTGGTATTCTGCACCTGAATGTAGAATTCTCCTGCAGAGATCTGGTTAAGATTACTATTATTGAAATCGATGTTAACAGAGCAGCTAATGCCTAACACAAATCACTTCAAAATTCTTTAAAGAAAGGAAGGTACGTATAATATGGCAAATACAATTCAAACTGGTATAAAGAACAACACCAAAGATTATAGCAATTTTAGCTATTTCCTTGGTGGAATCGACGTAACACACCAGAATCTAGATCAGTTTACACCATATATTCAAGGTGTGTCGAGAATCTTCCTGTATAGGCCACCGTACTTCATGCAGGTACAGTATCCTGAACAGACAAGAAGATTTAAGACTTTAATTGAAACCGGTTTCACCAGAATTGATGGTATAGAGGATATCACCGTTGAGTTCGTTGATTTCGAAGGTGGTTTCGCTGGTCAGAAGTTCAGTAATGTATCACTTGCAAGAGATGATACAGATACTCTGACTATTACCGTCTATGAACAGACCGGCTCTCCTATCAGAGAATATATTGATACGTGGATTACTGGTGTTCGTGATCCTCGTTCTGGTATTGCTCACTATCACAATGCTCTTGTTGACCACAAGGATCTTGTGACATATGGTGAGCAGGCTCACACTGCTGAGTTCATCTACCTGACACTTGATCCTACTGGTAAGGATATTGAGTATGCATGTATGTTTGCTCATGCATTCCCTACCAAGGTTCCGAAGGGTCATCTGAATTTTGAGGCAGGTAACCGTGGTAACGTTCAAATGGATCTCGAATTCAGAGTTACCAAGTATGAGTCACCTGCTATTAACCAGGTTGCTAAGTGGTATCTTGAACTTAGCCAGGTTAACTACAATTATCTCAACTTCACACCCAACATCACTCAGGATGATGTTAAGAACGCCGCCATTAACTACGGTTTTGGTGGATCAGTATAATCAACATAAAAAGTACATGGTTACACATTTTAGTGTAACCATGTACTTTATTTTTCTTATTTAAAACGATGAAGAATCATTTTTATTATTTGATTCTTTTGGTTTAGATGATTCGGCTTCTAATCTCTTATATATTGCCTCTATCTCGTTCCAATCGAAATATGGTGAATTTGCCTTTACGATCTCTTTCACTAATTTATTTCTTAATTCAGTATTCGTCTCATTATTTTGACCAAGATATGTATCTGCAATCAACCCAGCCGTTTCTAGTATTGTTCTTAAGAACTCGGCATTATTACCATTTACCAGTACTCTCGGTCTTGGTAATTTAATATACAGACCTTTCGAACACTGCACCTTTAATTGTTCACTTAAAGTTGAATGTTCAATTAATTTCCTGTACAATGCAGTTGTCGTCTCCTCAAGGTCAGCCTGGTATGAAGCAATACGACCAGCGAATTTGATATTTGCACTTACATACTGCTTGGCAAATTCAGCCGAACCGGTATAGTCCATGATGATATTCGGAACACCAGTTCCCAGAACAGCCATTGCCTCAAGCTTATTCTCGTATTCAGATGACATATCAATGTTTTGACCTTCCTGAGTCTCAAATTCGACAAGTCTAGTACCATTTTTCGATGTTGGAATAGTGATTCTGCCATCGCGATTGAATTTATTAAATACCAAGTTTGGTGATAATAAGTCATTAAACGTTATGTCGGAATCTTGTAGATCTCTTATAATTCGTTCAATTTGATTAGCAGTGTAAGTATCGATTGGTCCTTTATGAATGTGAGCAATTGTTTTATTACCTGTCTTATTTACAAAGTTAAGCATTCTTGTAACCATAACGGATAGTAATGCTTTTGCTGGGAATAGTGATTCTGATAATACCGATTCACCATAACCATCATCGTTTTCATTGATTTTAAATTCGTACATATATTCAGCTGGAATAAACTGAACGTTATAATCGACATCAGTAATTCCATTTGCTATAATGCAATCTGCAATGAGCTTTTTATACTCTGCATTATTACAAACAAATTTACTACTAAAATGCTGAATAATACCATCTGTTATAGTATCAACGATTCTTGCAACTGCCTCTTCTTTTCGTCTTTCGGTAACGTTTACGGTATTGAAGATAGTGTTACCGATTGAAGCAAATCCATCTGTTCCAGTTACCGGGGTTCTACCCTTCCTAACACTGGGGTGTACGACATAATAACCAACGACTTTGTCAAATATTTTAATCGGTATAACATGTCTCGAATCAATATATTTGATATAAACACCAGGAATGCTGTACTTACTTTTTGATTTAGTATTGGTATCATAGATATCTTTTGTACTATCAGTTGTTGTTTGATGTGACTCTGATGCATTTTCAATATTTTCAGTGTTTGTATTATCAGAGTTTGGAATCACTGATGGAACCTCTCGGTGCATTGAAAGTAAGTCTAACATGTTACTTTGGACAATGTTAGAAAAACCTTCGAGTGCTTCATGAAATACCGGCGAATCATCTATTTTAACTTTTGGTAGCATTTCTTCAAACATTTCCATTATAGATGTTACTTCTTTATCTGATAGTCTATTACCAAGACTCTCAGATGTTTTATAAATAGCCGGTGACGATGTTAATATATTTTTAACACTTTCAGTCACTATATCAAATTGTATATCACTATCATTGTTATTATGTCTTTTTCCTTCATTGGTTTCGTTATTAGTAGCGGCTTCCTTAGCCAGCTTTTTCATTTCACGTGCTAATACGTTATTTGGTTTAATAGATGACCCGAATTGATTTTTCTTGCCAGGTGCCATTGCTTGCTGTTCTCTGAGCTTATTTTCATATGCTTCAAATAATTCACTGTAGCTTATAGCATAGACATAGAACTGTCCGGTGATAAGAGTCTTTTTGTATACTGTATTTTTTAACTTCTTTCGTAACTTATACTCATCCTCAAGTCTTTCAATTTCTGCTATTACGATAGACTTGTCATTATCAGACATCTCGGCCGGTAATGTAATCTGACGATTTATAGTTTCAGATTGATCGTCGGATGATACAATGGCATCGAGTATAGTCCTTACCGCTTCACCGAGTACAGGAATAAATTTTGATATAAATTTAAGGTCAGCCATTTCCATAAATCTATTCCTGTTTATATCTTGAAAATAACTAAAGATATCATTTATGTTTTTAGTAAATAAATCTGTTGCGAAGTTGGATGAAGGCTGAGTATTGTCTTTCTTTTTAGAATTATTTGTGTTTATCATTGTAACGAAGTCTACGATGCTTCCACCGGACACGCCTTTAGAGATTTGGAGTTCTCTGTCTATAATGGTACGTAGTCTACTACTACGACTCGATAGAAACATTCTATCGTTATATGTTGGATCGATAGTTGATAGAATCTTTTTAGCAACTTTATCCAGAGCGGATACTTTATTATACACTGAGTTGCTAGACTCTCTTTTATCAGCCATAATATTAAAACACCCACTTTCATTTTTATGATTAATTATCCTTTATTTGGGTTGTTTTTAGGATATATAAATTATCGAAAAAAAAGAGCATGAAATAAAATTCATGCTCTTTTCACTCTACAGCATACGATGCTCGCTACATGCAAACATTGTGTAGGCTGTATAAAATTTGTTCGAGTTTTTTAACATAATATACGCTTTTTCGGGGTCTCCTTCTACAAAGGTTGGTTCGTGTCTATTACTATACGGCAGTTTTGTGTACCAAACAGAATCACCTTTCTTTATATCAAGAAGGAGTTGTTTTGTTATTGGTATATACACATCTGGTCGTGATATTTCCACAAGTTTACCGGATACTATATCATCAACCATTTCATCGGTAAACGGTATAAAATCTAAGCGGTCGACATTCATTCCGATTTTATCGATAATTTCAAAATAACGAGTATAGTATTCCGGTATAATTTTAGTGTTAATAAACGCTGGTTCTTGTTTTATATACTCTTCTTCATGTCTAACCGCTATATTTATCCTTAATGATATCTCGCTATTGTCAGATTGACCATGGTCAATGAAGTTATTAGTCTGAACTACAACTAAGTTATTCTTCTTTGTGTTTTTCTTAAACTCGAATATTTTATTTGGTAAGCAAAGAGCTCCACGGTAGATTTTAAGTGAATTATTGTCGTTTAATATAGCGACTTTTTCAATAAATGGAATTAGTGATTTTAAATATATAACACCGCTATGAGATATATAGTAAATCTCACACATATTCTTTAATCGCTGATTCATTTCAGTTAAATACACATAGTCCTTTTTAACAAGTTCATCATGGGAAAGTTCTTTTTTGCCCATAAATCACATCTCCTATTTAAATTAATCTTTTACAAAATCATCAATATTATCACCTATATAATCTAATATCTCTGTTGGTTCAGGTAACCCGAAAATAACATGCCCAAAATCAAGCGGGTCTGATTGAGATAAATACTCTACAAGTAGGTTGGATGGGTCTTTTGTCTTTTCATACCCAACTTCGTCTTTCTTATCAACAAAGTACATATTTTCATAGAATTTAATGTTAATTTTCCCAGGTTCCAATAAGAAGACCTTTCCAACCATGGTTTCATTACAACTATTCATTATCAACATTGCACTGGGATACTCTGAGCCTATATCCATATCTATAACATGCACATGAATATATTTAGATAATTTACCAAGCAATCTATAGCCTGATTCGGACATGTGTTGTGGTGCCATAACTATCGCACCGGCATATTTATCTCTCTTCTTTTCATCCTGTGAGTCGTTTGACTCCTCAGATTCTTCCTCAAATTCCTCACCATCATCGTAATCATCGTCCACTAAATCAAACTCCTCTTCTAATACAAAGGCTTCGTCAATATTCTTATATAATTTATTTCTGTTACTACCGAGCACAAAGTCTCTCGTATAAGCAAACTTACGAAGTGAATTACCAACAACTAGTGTTGATGTAAATACTTCCCTTGGAAGGACGCAGTCGTTGCTAATTGTCGTATACACCGACATCATATCTTTAGTTTTTCTCTCTATGCCGTATTGTAAAAGAACGTCCTTAATATTATAGATAAGGAATTTAACGAAGTCTAGATATGGAAACATTCGAATGTTTCCATATTCTGAGAAATCAAATTTCTCATCTTTAAGTTCAGTTCTGGCAATAGCGTTCAACTTTACTGACGGTAGTTTACCACGAGCAGATCGTATACCAGAATAATGCACCATTTGGTCTACAACGGTGTATCTTGTGTAAGTATTACATATATGCTTTCTTTTGTGTACTATATGGTTTTTATCTTCTTTATAATAAACAACTCTTCCCACAGATTGTGTTTTGTTGTTATCCGTTAACTCTGTATCATTTCCGAATTCTGGGCTAACTATTAAAGCATTTGGGTCTAAACCAAGTGTTCTTGGTCTTTCTATGAGATGTTGCATATCGAATGGCGCGTTCCATATTAGCACATAATCATTATCAGATGCTTCTATTACTTTAAATAATGCCTGAAGCATTTTTATTTCATCATCAAATACTAGAATATGATACTCTATGTCGGAACCATAAAGTTCATCGAACATATCATGAAGTGTCTTTTGGAGATTTCCTAATTCCGACATCAATATTTCCATCTGTTTATCAAATCTCTCTCTCAAATCTTTATAATATTCGTATCTTGGGTGATCTTCTGGTACGATCGGTACATTATTTGTAGTATTGACAAATGTGTACATTTGCTTACGTTCTGCATCCATATAACTGACTAGATTTATCGGAGCCTCACCATATTCTGGAGGACGTGTTACAGGAATATTTATAAGATCGCACTCAATATCAAGGAAGCCACACGATAATTTTTTGGGAAGAGTATTACCATATTCTAATGCAAATTGCATCAGATAGAAATGCTCTATCTCCATATCAGCTTGGAATAGATATGGTGAGTATTTAACAGCTTCAATTGTTTCACCCAATATCTTTGCAGCTTCTTTGAAGCGAGTTTTATATGGCACAATATATCTATCACAACACTCCTTTTTGATCCAATTTTTGATATGTTTATAATTCCTATATTCCGGCTTTGTTATCCATATTTCGAACTGTGGTCCGATTATGGTTTCAACATACTTCTTTCCAGTATCCATATCTTTATAGATGATGTCAAGAACATCATCTAGTTTATTCATGTCTGGTGAGCCTTTATCGTAATAAACATTCAGTATCATCAAATTCTTAGACTCCATATTTGGACTTAGAAATTTCATTTATAAATCACCCATTTCTTTTTATTGTTGTAATTATTACACGAGTAGAATTGACCCTACTCGTGTAATAAATTTATATTTTATTGGTTTTGTCCTAATACGAGTAATTTATCAGATGAAAACCCCGCAGCTCCTGGATGGCCTCCACCACCATACTTAGCTGCAATTGATGCACAATTGATATCTTTATTTCTTGAAAATAGTGTATATATGTACTTACTACCATTATACACCCAAACTATAAGCAATGGGTATTTGTCTATCAGATCTTCAAATACATCGCTATCAGATCTTCTATTTACCACAAAACACTTTAATCCATCAAATTCTGACTCATAACCGAATGACGTACGATAGAAATGGTCTGTTTGTTTTTTGTAGTCGTCGATGATTTTTCCTCTTTTAATCATCTCATTTAAAGTGTCTTCAGGGTCTGATTTTAATTTACCCCATATATCATCTAACGGTCCATTAGGAACTGATTGTAATGCCAATTTGAAATATTTTGTATGATCACCAAATATATAATTCAGTGAGCTATGTCTATCTTGATCATCGATTAACGCTATATAGTCTGGGGTGTCGAAACCAAAACAGTATTCATATGTTAAATATGCGGCGCATCTATCTATACTCCTAAAACCTCTGAGATTATTTAATTCTGGATATTTTTTAATCATGTCAAATGATGACACATGATGGTCAATCCAGACCACATCACAACATCTTTTTACTAAATCAAGCACCGCTTTTGCGTTATGATCAGTCGATATCGAGAGATCAACTATCCATACCTCCTCACCATCCTCCACGCTATCGAATGGGAATGGTTTTGTATAATCAACTTCAATATAGTTATTTGGATTGGTATCTTTTACGTGCTGTGAAACTATTGCGGCGGCTGCTCTACCGTCGTTATCATTATGATGAAAAATCTTCATTAATTTAACCCCTTTCATATTATTTATATTTATTGATAATTTCTAATAAGTTTTTAAGTTGAGAAATTTCGCTATTCACTTTTCTAATGAATGCATCTTTTATTAGCCTCTTATAATCAGAAATTAGTTCTTCCCTGAATGTTAGTACAATGATTTTTTGTGGTTTATCAAATTCATCAAATCCTACATATATCGGTGTATCCAGACGAATGTCATGTGAATATATCATATACTTACAACTATTATCAGAATAAACCATATATTTTCCTTCGATGTATTCTAATATATCAAATTCTTTAACGGATACAGTATAACTGTCACGAGTGATTGTAGCTGAAATTTTGTATAATTTTGTGTGATTTTCCGTCATTATTGAAACCCTCCTTGTTATTTCTCATTATTAAGAATGGGGTGTCCATTTACTTACAAAATCGTTTATTGGAATTGGGACGGACAATACTCCTCCAAGATCAAGCACAACAAAAATTTCATCTTTAATAATATAATGGTCCAGTACATCAATGTACTCTTTTCCATTAGAAACCGTTTTAAATCTTGCACCAATTTTAAATGGTAGCAAAATGCCTATAGGACCCTTTTTCTTTTTCATAAGCATATACTTATCACCTCCATTTTTAGCAGATTAAACCCGTGTTGTTGGGTAAAAATAATTATAAGTGCCATATGTGATGGATTGTAAAATCATATATCGTTCAACACCTCTTTAATCAGTATTATAATATATTCATATTTATTTTAAGGAGGGAATCTATATTATGAAAGATATAAGTGGAGCTTTGTCATATTTTGTTAATCGTGATTCATCATTTGATGATCCGTTTGACGAAACTCCAGTCGAAAGTATCTCTAGTTCCCAAATCAAGGCTATTATAGACGATGCTGATGTAAAACGCGCGGAAAAGAAAAAGAAGAAGAAGAATAAAGACAAACTCGCTAAAATTATAGAAAAGAATTCAGAGCTTGTAGATAGATTCGCTGATGATAGATTAGTCGATGAGTTTGATGACTTCATCGCTAACTACTTAGTTGAAGACGAGGATGTTGCGTTAAAGAATAGTCTTATAAGTCTTGGTAGGAAATATGCTAGAGATACTAAAGTCTCCGGAGAAATGTCGGATATAGTAAAATCATACAGCGGAAACGAAAAAATTCTTAATGATCTATTACACGAAATCGACAAAGATAAAAATGAAGTCCAGAAAGATATTACCTCATTACGTCTCGCAAGAACCAGAAATTATAAAGTACTATCCGAGTTAATTGAGGCAAAAGCGCAATTTCACCAGATGGCATTAAACGTTGTTAAAGAACTGAATAGCATGAAGAAAACTCAATATGAGTTACAATTGAAGTCTGATAAAGGTAAAACCGATGCAGATAATATTGAGATAAGTTCTAACAGGGCTATACAGAATCTGTTCAGTCTTGGTCGTGGTACTCTTGTTGATGCCGTTGGTGGAATTTCATCAATAGCTGGTGCGATTGATGATAATGAGATATCCAAATCTATGAACGATGACTATGGTATTGACGAAGATGAGATCATACAAAAAAAGTACTTCTCATCAGTGAACGATGAAGAAACTGATGGCGATAAATTTCTGAAATACGAAGGTCGTGGAGTAGAATATGTATTGTTAATCGATGAAGAGGGAAACAAGAATGTTATAGCAGAAGATAACGAAGGTAATATTATACCAGACTACCCAATACCACAAAATATAGATTCACTTAATTTTGACATTTCTGATACAACCGGAACTGCAACCGACGATTACAATCGTCAGTACAAAGTAAGAAGAATATAAAAAAATGGATGCTACGTAATGTAGCATCCATTTTTATTAACAAGCACCTTCGGGTTCAGGTTCGATACCCTTTGCCGGCTTGTTATCCCTGGTCATTTCTCTTAACGCACTGAACTTTTCCTTCTTCGTCTTAGTTTTTACATTTGTATCTTCAGCGGTTGTTGCGGCCATGTCGTCAATTTCAACACTCTCAAGAACGCTCGACTTATTATTAGTCACAGCTTTCTTTGCTGCTTTGATGGACTTTACATATTCTCTATGTAAGCCTCTAGTTGCCTTGAATTCGGAACTTCTAAGAAGACGTTCCGCCTTCCTGGTTGCCCTCTTGAACACTCTCTTACCGAATACCTCGATAGTGCTTATTTCTGCACCAATCTGCTGTTCAAGTGATGTTCTCTCAAAGCAATCCATTTGAGATTTGATGCCGGCAAGACCATCTGTCAAATCCAGAGCCTTTTCAAACTCAATATTCAGCAGAGCAAGCTGCTGCTTGTTTGGAAGCTTCATGAATTTCTTGTCGACCAGAATAATCTTTGATGCCATGAACTCAGGATCACCGCAATCCGGAATCTTGATTGCTTCTTCATATAGCTTCTTGTAAAGCTCCGAGCCGGGCTCAACTGTTGCAGTGCAAATCATCGCCCGAATCAATCTTTTTACACCTCTCCTGTCAATTAACGAAACAGGTGCCAGCTCTGGAACATAAGATACGAATCTGTTATAACCATGACCAGCCGGATAATTCTTAATTGTAACAAGGTTACCAACTTCAACATTTTGTACTGATTTTTTAAACATATCGATTCTCCCTTTCTCTTTTTAATTTTTATTTTTTTTATGGGCTTCCCGCCCTTAAATCCCACATACGACACATATAATTATTACACCGATATAATATATATCTATTTATTCGGGAAATTCGGTATAAAACGATAATGAGAATACATGGGATTCTTATTAAACCTACTAAAATAATATATATACATTTATGTGGAAAATACGGTAAAAAAATAAGGACTATGATACATGAATCACATAGTCCTTATTTTTTTATTTAGATAAATTAGTCGTCATAGTCATCTCTGATGCTACGAATGCCGGATCTTTTTGGATTTACCAGCCCCGCTTCTTCGTATAAGCTACGACCTGAAGACGGCCTCTTGGGCTGCTTCATTGTTGGCTTATTGAGAAATGCTCCTGGTATGATGGTATCTTCGGCATTTGCGTATACATCATCTGACGCATTCATAACTGCGGAATTCTTGTATAGTGAATAGTATGCCTTTGCCATCTGTTCATCAACTTCGGTGTAAGTGAATCTTACAGTGGTTGCTGAACCTGTCATAATTATCTTTGTGACAGTTGCAATACCGATACATCCTTCACCTTTACGAATGATTGGTAGAGGTGTATTAAATGGGTAGATGATAGTTCCAGTGTTGGTGTACTCGTATTCATTCGAGTCTCTAACCCTAATATGTCTCAATGAGATATTTGCATCGAGTACGATGTAAAAAGATATTTGCATATTTATTGCCTCCTTCATTATTATACCATTAAATAATATATATTTTATTTTTAATACCCGATTGCTTCTTTAATCTTAAGTAAACTGTCATTAACGACTTCTTTTCCACCATCTAGGTCGTATGATCCGGTTATGATATCAAGCACATTCATAATCAACACTTCTACCCACTTATGTTCACCGGTCTTTTTAAACCGAACTGCGTTTGAATAGATGGTTGCCAGTGCATACATTGTATAAAATGCTGCATCACGATTACCATATAATTTAAGTATGTATTCCGTGAATGCAGTAACCTGTTCATATTTGAAGCCATTCTGTAATGTATTGGTTATAAATACCTTAGCATTTTCGAGATTTGCTGGTCCGCGCTGTTTATCTTTAACCTCTCGTTTAATTCTCTCGAGGTTTGGTTTTATGTGCGGTATTTTATTCAAAATATAATCAACCTTTGTTCTATTAGTGAATATATCTTTCAGAGTTCTGTAGTATATACTAATAGGGTGGTTTTTTGCAATGTTTCTCTTTTCTACTAAATTCAGTTTCTTATCGATAATCGATAACATTGCGTCGTTCATGTATGATGTTGTTTTATCAATATCATCGAATTCTTTGACCCTGTTTTCAGCACATTCGATTATTTTATCTATGCGACTAACGATATCGTCATACGACGCCAGGAATTCATCGATATCCTTTTTCATTCCAGTTAGTTTTTCGAAGTTTGCCTGATCTATACTTTTTCCAAATTCGGATAGTTCGACATCCTTGATTGATTTGGCGAATGATTTGTAATATTCGAACATCTGTTTCTGGTTTTTCATATCATTGACTGTTTTAGTCGCTTCAATTATATTCATTTCGCTAATACTCTGACAAATCTGCTCAACTTCATCGTCGGATATAAAATCTTTAAACTTACTGATAGCTGGGTTATCGATGTCTTGGATGTCATCGTCAGATGACTTTATATTAGACTCCAGCTCATCGATCATCAGCTTTGCGCTTATTTTTTCTTCGCTTACTATTGATTTTCCTTGGATTATGTCTGTTTCATGCATAATTTGTCTCCCTCTCTTTTTTTTATTAATTATCTGATGATTTATCAAAGGGGTCTTTGATTTCACCAGTTCTTATCTTTGATATGATAGTAAAGCCAACTTGACTTCTTAATTGAATGGATGCGCTGAAGATATCAGCGACAACATCAACAAACTCTCCAACAATATAACCATCAGCAAAGAGTTTTCTCATCAATTTTAAAGGTAAATAACTCTTTGGTAGGTAATCAAAGAATTCCTCTTCGGTTATTTGCTGAAGTATCCACATTGATATATCGTATATATTTGATGCAATTAGACTAAATTCCGGTGATAATATCTTTTTATTAGCGAGGGTTGATGCATCTTTCTTATTTTTCAACCCCTCAAATGTTCTATATATATCCTTTGCGTTTTTAAGAATGTAATTTAATACAACCTCATAAACATTTGTCGCAAAGTCCAGTACAAAGAAACTGTACATCGCCATAGTTATACCTGGGATATTTTTATAATTATCGTCTTTCCACTCTTGATTAATTGACAAGTGGAATTTATCACATATGGCATTTAAAAAGATTTCACATATTTCAATAAAATGTCTTTCAACTTCGTCTTTAACTTCTTTTGTGTAATCATCAGAATTTACAATTTTAGAGTAGTTAACATATAGTGGACTAAAGTGATTAGTCAACATTTCTGTACTCGGATCATTTTCATAATCCGAATTAATCTGATCTTTTATGAGTCTGGATATTTCATTAATATCAAATGAACCTAATATATCGGAAATTTCACTTAACACATTATCACGCATAAAAGTAATCCTTCCTTTCTCCGTTTTTCTTAGTAAATTAGTTCAGTCTATTTTTATCCACAATGTTATGGGTAATTTACAAAATAAAGCAGAATATAGGCTATTCAGATATTTGGCCTATATTCTGCTTATATGATATATAATTTAAATTGATTAATCGATATATCTATTAATATCGAAATCTCCTGTATTTGTTGGGTATGGTCCATTATTTCCATAATAACCAGATTGATAAGGATCTGAGTACGGTATAAGGGGATCCGCTGGATTTGGACGTAGTTGTGTTCGACGATTTACTTGGTTATCCATAATTCTACGGGTTAAATCATTCCACTGACTTTCATTTAATACATCATGAGCATATGTTGATGCAGTTTGATCTTCACCACGTAAAGCAGCTTGCCTAGCAAGTTCTTCTTGAATTTGTTTTTCGTACTCCCATGCAATAGATTTGTCGTCCTGCTCATTTATAACGTCCATAAAAAGATTTTGTAAATCTTTTGGTAAATACCCCATTAAGCTTTTAATTTTATTCTTTTTCTCTTCGGGTGTTTCTGGAGCTGATGGATCGGATGGTTCACTTGCACCTTTAATAATTCCAAACTCTTCTAAGTTTGTTGCATTGTGATAAACATATAACCCAATCAAATAGGACATTAGGTTATCTCCGTGGCCAACACCCTCGTCATTTTCATCATTAGAGCTTAGTATTATTGCACCATTAGGTTTTCTTTGTACTGAAGTTATATCTTTTACTATATACGGTGTGTATAATTTATGTATCTGCTCCTCAACCATATTTTCCAATATACTAAAAAGCAAAGGTCTGGTTGATTTTGTTGTATCAAATCCAAATGCGCGTCTTTCGTTAGCAGATTGCTTTAAAGCACCGTATCTATCTGTAGTCTCAACTATTTTAGATGTTATTTTACTTGAATCATACCATAATTGGTATCTATATTTGGTTTCAAGAAGTCTATTAATTAATTCTCGACCACGGTTTGCTTCAATCACAATTAATGACTTTGGACATTTTTCGTCCAAAAATTTACATATTAATCTAACAAAATCCGGTGGTGATATATACGGGGATTTAAACTCTGCTGCAGCACATAAAGTGTATGGGTTAATTAATGTAAACGCATTGTTGTTAAACCCTAAACCTTCTGCTGGGTCAACTGATAGTATATATGTGATTTTACGATTTATTTTTTCGTATATATTGATGGGGCACAAGTTGTTACTATAATCAATAACTTCAATGGGCTCTCTAATGTGTTGCATTAAAAATACCAATGTCGACCTCTTGAATGGGGAATTAGTATTACCATGAACACGTTGTAGCTCAATTTCTCGTAATATCTTATCGGGATCGTATTCAACGAGACTGCATTGATGTTCATACCATTGCATTGATTTCTTTAACTGTTTCCAACTGTGCTCGATGTACATTATACCATTATAACTAGGGCTCTTGAGAATGCTTTTCAGCTGATTAATTGGTAAATCGTAAAATTTATCTTCCCAGTGAAGCATACGAGATATTTGTTTCGCTGCTTCAGTGCCCTCTCTAGTACTTAAATAACCTGGTGTTGATGTCATTATTCTGCAATGTAAACTACCATTCTTTCTTGCGTTTTCGGATGCTTTAGAATATGCAAAGGATGCAGCTTTCACGATTTCTGTATTCCATGGCATGAAATCGTACTCATCGTAATAATGGAACGCTGCAGTCTCACCACGACCAAGCTTAACAGCATGGTCCATACTCGTGGCCTTTGGCATAACTTTAATTGTATTCCCATTGACGGGATTTCTTACAGTTGTAATGTTATCCACACCTTTATCAATTCCACCTGATGCATCATACGCAAATTTCATCTGTAAGAATGACGGTAGCATATCTCGCTGACATTTTAGTCTGTATAAATTCTGTTTAGCCATACCCGAATCCTTGTTAAAAAACAGAAACGTCGATGATATTGCCCCGAATAGAAAAGCGTAATTTAATTCAGCTACAGCGTTCTGTGTTTTACCACACTGACGAGCTTTACTGTCATAGTGGTCTATACCATTCAGGAAGCAGTACCAGGACGCTAAATTGTTTCTATCCAGAATAAACGGGGTACCACCTCCAACTTCAATAGGCGAACCATCTTCTGGGATACGGCATATTTCTCTTAAAAAATACCATGGATTAATGATTATCTCTAAAAGTATCTTCATCTGTAAATCTAATGGAATAACACCATTATATACATCAACACCGAGTAGGTCTTTATCATATAACTTTAAGAAGAATTTATTATTTTTAATACCCATTTTATATAAATCATTATACATAATCAGGAAAGATTTATTTTTAGTTTTGAAATCATAAATGGGTTTTCGTTTCGATAATGTTTGTTTTGCAAGGGATACCAGATTTCCCATATTCTCAGACACTTCTTTAGAAGTCGCGCCGTTATCGATCATGAGGTCATATACAATATTTTCTTTTTCGGAATTGAAAAGTCGCGTGTTATCAACATTCATATTTGTGATATATCCCATAATTTACTATCTACACCTCCCTGGAAAGGTTTATTTATACATCATTAATTAAATGTACACAATCATACAAAAATCACCCCCAGAACATAGAAAAAACAAAAAAAAAATCTAGTGCCATGTCTAATTAGCACCAGATTTTTTTTTTGATTACAGAAGAGAGATGTTTTAGAATCGCCTAATAGCTCTACCGTGTTTCATCTCAAGATAACATAATAAATCATGACATCCATGTTTATTACAATATGGTGGATAAACGCATGTATCTTTATTGATGCACTTACATGTTTCATACATTTTATGACGAGTAGCACATAACTCTAAATAAAGTTTATATAATGGTGAATTCGGATTACATTTAATATCTATATAACTATTAGTGAACGTGGACCATAAGGTCACATATAATGTACCATCTCTCTCAAAGAAAAAGTTGTCGGATATTAGCACTAAATCTTTTGGAATGTGTGATAATAGTGATTTCCTGTATGTGACTACACAATCTTGGCATTTGCAATCACATTTTCCATTGGTTCCACATGATTTAGGAATCTCGGTTATTTTTCCTATAGTCATTGCGTTCATATACGTTAGCCCCTTTCTTAAGTAAAATTATAATCAAGAAAATAATGTATATCCAAATAAACCAGATGTACGGAGCCACATATTTGGTATACGCAATGTCGTAACTCGTTATAAAGACAAAAAAAAATAATGAGTAAGTTTTTAAACTTACTCATTATTTTTCATTAAAAATCATCGTCGTCGTTTATATCGTCATCATTTTCATCAGTATCGTCTAATCCGGGTGTCTTCATAGAATCATCCACGATAGAATCTTCGATTAAGGAAATTTCCTCATCGATATCAATATCGTCATCATCTTCGTCGTCATTAATATCAAAACCCGGATCAAGCGTACCATCTTCATCGAAGTTGAGATTGTCCTCATCTTCTCCTAAATCAGGATCTAATCCCTCTTCAGGATCATCTTCATCCGGATTATATCCGTCAACCATAGCATCAATTATAGCATCGCTAATAGCTTCATCAGATTCCAATTCCTGAAATTCCTCTTCAGCAATAGACATTGCTTCCTCGTTTCTTAATATCGTGTCAATTCCACTAATCAATGACATAAAATCACCTAACCTTTCGTTATAATTCAATTTTTGTGAAATAGCTATCATAATATTTCAACACGATATACATTATGAGTGGCATATACATGTAGCTATAAAGATTATCAGAAATCATATATTGAATAAGTTTCTTTCCGTCAATCTCGTTTCTATTGTTGTTTAGAAAATTGTATATGATTTCTTCCAAATAGCTATCTGTTGTATATGGATCACCAGATGATTTAAGAGCTTCTATAAGCTCTTTTGAATAATAATGCTTTATAAATCCAGATTGATAATCCGGTGAAGATGGATCAATTTCATTATCTCTTATTATCAAGTTCACGCCTTTGCAAAAAACGCGATTAATTACAAATGGAGATAATGGCTTTGTGATATCTCTTCTGTAGTAATACACATAATTAGCTAGATACGATGTAGTATTATTTAACACTGCATAAAGCAATGTTCTGGAATACAATGCATCCATATTTGATGGAGCAAGATCGTTACATGGTAGATACAATGAATTATTACCAGTATCGGAATAATATATCTCCGATTCGGATATAAATTTATTTAAATACATATCGTAAAATAAATAGTCTGGATCGTCTTCGTTATTCTTTAAAACAAACGAACCACTCTGTGTATCAAAGAAATTATTATAATAGAACTCCTTCATTTCATTGAATAGTTTTCCTATCGCTTCAATTTTTGAAACATCATCGGTTCGAATAAAACACTTATTCTCTGTACCGATATTCTCGAAAATTGTTTCGTATGATTCAACTATTTGATTCTTACCGAAATTTTTTTCTATCAAATTTGTACCGATATCCTTTAGATCAGCATCAAACTGATAAAAATCGTTTGACTGTATTGTATTATACCTGAAATTGTTGACTCTGAATAAAAACTCCTTAGTCCCTGGTAACATAACCAAAAAATAGTCTCCGGCTTTTGGACGAATAGTTCCTGGTAAAAGAGTTAAATCTGTTAAGTCGATATCTATATCTATACCAGTTTCATCGTATTCGACGTCTGGTCTTAATTCAGGTAAATTATACACTGGTAAGTTATTAATTCTATTATATCTTATAGGTGACGATGAACCTAATTCAGAATTAATGCCACCTGTACCAACATCAGCTCTTGACATGGCTTGGTTTATCGCAAAGTATGTCACAAATATAGGAAGTTTATCTAAAAACTTACTATATTGACCAACTTTGATATCAGCATACATTTTAATGACATCATTTATATATTTAGATTTTTCTACGTTAATAATACGAGCCATATATATTCACTCACACCCTTTCGATATAGTTTACATTACTTACTAAAGTGTTTCCAAAAAAAGAAACGCTTAAAATCCACTGGTAGAATGTACTACCAGTGGATTTTTATTATTTAATTTTATAAACTACTTAGAATATTTATAGCTTGAAGTATGTACTTCTGTAGTGCAGCAAAATCTGCAAGGATAGTCCGCGCTACCTGTATAGTAGTGCTATTTCTTTCAGGATTCAATTCTAAGGCCTTGGCTATGTTGATAACACAGTTTTTGTTCATCTCTAGTCCAGAATATAAAAATTTAATATTATTAATTATCTTAATAATTTTATTTTTGTTTGTTTCGAATACTGATACATCTACACGAGTTTTTAAATCGCGAATTCTTTCATATGCTTTGTTATAAATATCAATATACTTCTTGCATTCTGCATCTGGTGTATCGTTATCGATTATTCTGTGGGCATATTTATCGAAGTTATCATCGCCCCTACCGACTGCAACATTAAATGCAAGTACACGATCACCAAATTTCTGAGATAGTATCTCAATGCTATCATACATATCCTTAAGTTCCTTAAGTAATTCATCCGATTTACTAACTTCTTTAATCTCAACTTTCTGCTTTTTCTGTTTTTCACCTTTTAATTTCGATTGTATCTTGGTGAGGATTTCTTTAACAGCAATTTTAAACTTATTCCAAAGTTCAATTACTTTATCTTTCATCCATTTTCCAAAATTTTTAATAGTACTGATACTCTCTTCGGCTATATCTATATCTGATGATATAGAATAGGTTCCGAGTAATATATCAAAATTATACCAACTTTCTAATGCATTGATTGTCATATTAATAATTACACATCCTTTCATGTATCATATGAGTTTATTTACAGTTATTGAAATGTTTTAATACTATATTTCTGGTCGTATCGTATAGTTAACAATTTCTATAAGGAGGTGTGTCTGAATGATTCAAGATACTTATATTAGAAAAGCAAAAATACTACGAGTAATCGACGGTGACACAATTGACTTAGATGTTGACTTGGGATATAGACGACATACGATCGAAAGAGTTGAGTTAAATAGAATCAATGCCCCTGAGTTAAAAGGAGATGATAGGTCTAAAGGCTTAGAAGCTAAAGCCTTTATCGAATCACTTTTACCAGTGGGCACTGAAGTAACAATTCAGTCTTATAAAACTAAATCTTTTGGTAAATGGCTAGTTGAACTATATTATATTGGAGAGAATGGTGAACAGTTAAACCTTTCGGACACGTTGGTCGAAAAAGGTTATGCTACATTTATTAATTGAATAAAATAATAAGGTACAGACTTGATTATCTGTACCTTATTATTCTTTAATCTATATATAACCCAGGGGAGACCCGATTAAGATCTCTTAAGAGTTTCAGGGCTGAACAGATCTCTGCCCTCAATGGTCATCTTACCCTGTACAGGCAGAACTTCGAATGTCAGTGTGCGGTGTGTGCACATAATATTCGGAGTCATGCTGTAGAGAGGATGACGATAATTTCTGTCAATGATTACATTATATTTGTAATGCTTGAAGGTTATGAGTTCGCTTGTCATAGGAATCAGAACGAACTTCAAACCATCATCCGGTTTCATGTAATGAGATGTGATTACATGAACTCTGTCCTGAGCGGTTGTGAATACACCGAAGTTGTAATTAATCTTCATACCACTAATCTGGGTGTCATCAGAGAATACCCAGCTTATACCATCCTGCAGGAAGCGAATGATCGAAGGATGTGCAACAACAACTATTACAGCCTCAGATGTCTTCAGCTTGTTCTTGAGACCTTCGATAATTCTTTCAAAGTATTCTCTTGAATCCTTCATCCATTCACTGATGTTCCTGGAGTAGCTCTCATAAGGAAGAGCATTGAAGCTACCCTTAACGATCAGTGACTCATATCCATGAGGTCCTACACCGGCCCTATCCTGAGCATCGAAGCTTTTATTCAGGAAGTTCCTGATTTCGAAGTCTTCCAGATCTGCCAGTGTTCTACCCATAATATCAACATTATCAGCGATAACGTCAATCTTCTGCAGTATAAGTGCATCGGAAGCATCCTCAACTGTAACAGCGGTGTTCAGACGAGGACCAGACTCCGGCATAACAAACTGCAGGTGCTCAACCCTACGAACAACGTCGAGTGAACGGTTGTTGAATCTGTTTGCAAGCTTACCTCTCAGACAAACCTTTGTAACAACGCCGGTTGAAGAGATAATGGTGATCTTATTATCTTTGTAGTTTACCTGACCAAACAATTCATCTTCAAGTGTCTTTACAACCTTACCATCACCATCAACCACATCATACTTAACGCCACCTTTTACGAAGTTGTGGGTTGTTATATCAACCTTGATCATACAAGGAACTTCATAGTTCTTTGTATTGTCATCAGGATCAGTCAGTATAACTTTGAAGATGTGGATATCAGGAGACAGTTCTACAGCAGGATCGCCTGCAATAACACCAGGAATGTAAGTAGGATCGATGATATCCAAAGCAGGCTTGAACTTTGAAATATCAATCGGATCTTCCTTAATAGCCAGACCAGTCGACTCTGCAAGAAGCTCAGCCATAACTGCGTCGTCGTAGTTAACGTCGGGAATAGGATATTCCTTACCAGTCAGAGTTCTCAAATACCTCTTTTCGAATGCAAGGTTAATAACCGGACTCTCAGGAACTTCTGTCATCAGAACATCCTTGAACACGCAGCTTACCCACTGCTTCTTCAGGAAGAAAGGATTGTAAGCAACGATAGGAGCATATCCGATCATTGCAGATTCCTTTGCAATTGTGCTCAGAGAGTTCTCCAGCAGCTGTTCCATTCTTGCAGCATAGTTGTTATAGAACGGAAGATTTGCAACCTTGCTATCGGTGAAGACCGGTGAAGTAACCAGTGACTCGAGTACGTTGCTAACGAACTCTTGTCTAGCAGACGGTGATGATATAATGCTCATGAGATCATTTGAGAGATTCACACCCTGACTGCTGTAAGATTCGAAGCAATGCTTTACTTCTTCCTTAAAACCAAGACTGTTGTCGATGTTATAGTTATTGCCGACAACATTATTGGTTGGAATATTCTGTGTTACACTGTACGGCATAAATTTATCCTCCTTTTTTGTTAAAAATTTATTTGTTAAGTAAGTGTAATAGCTTTTATATTAATGTTATTAACATTTAATATGCAAGAGCTCCTTAATATATTTACTATTAAGGGATTTATTTTTTTGTTATATTAATTGAGTTGTAAACTGTTTAAAAATAAGTCAATTTCTTATTCTTCTCGGTATGTTATAAGTTTTGGAGCTTTTTCTTCATCATCCCGACGTTCTTTGAAAAGCCTATCAAGCATCTCAATACTTAAATCATACACTCGTTTTAAACTTACATATTTACGATATAGTTCCACATAACTATCAGAGTTGAAATTGTTTACCATTACATGGTGTGCTATATTTCTACATTCAACCATATTTGACTTTATATTATTGATCGTTTCAATAACTTTTAAATCAAGAGATTCTGGGTTATATTTTGATAAAATATCGATATTAGATGTTAATACATCGTAGAAATACATCATTTTGCCATGTAATATTCTCTTATTTTCTATTTCATTTTCTGCTTCAGATTTGTCTTCGTTATTAGAATTATCAGCGTTGGATTCGGAATCGAAGTACAGATCATCATCACTACCCATATCATCATCCAACTTATCATCTGTATTACTATCATCATTGTCAGTATTGGTATTGTCTTCAGTTGAAGTTATATCATCAGCGCCTTGTTTAGTACCATTTTCATCGGGTTCATTTTGATTTGATTTATCATCTTCATTGGATTCGTCTTTTTTATTGTCGAATAGGTCATCGACTTTATCATCAATTTCCGATGTGATGTCTTCTGTTTGAGTGTTTTGATTTTTCTCCTCATCGTCAGCTTCATTGGCAATATCTAAACTGAAATCGTCCAGAATTTTTTTGATTATACCCATAATTATCACCTCTGACCATATTTTTTATTAATAACGCTTTTAGCTGTTGATATACTCTTTTCATCCGCTTCTAAGCCATACTTAATTCTAGCTAAAGCGTTTTGTAATTCAGTACGTGTTCGCATCATTCTATATTTTGCTGCCTTATTTCCTTCACTTCTTGCATCCTCGATTTTTTCATTAATCATCTCGATTTCAGCTTCGAGATCCATTATTATTTTCCTTTTTTCGGATACTGTTGTGCTCTTTTTTAGAGCATATTTAACAAGAAGCACACATAACGCTTTAATTGGACCAACTGCGAATAATCCAACTGTGCCGAGCACCTTCTTTAATAGTCCTATAACTGATAACCTCTTACCTTCAATAATCTCAGTCTTTACATTACCGACAAGGACTTTCTTCATCTCGTCAACAGCATTCGATATTTGTGCGTCAATTTTTTCTTCTGCGTTTTTATATTTTTTATACGCTTTGTAAATTTTCATTTCGTTTTTATGAATGGCAACACTATCTTTCTTATATGCTTCTATCGCTATTGTTAAACCATTATCCAGCATTACATTCTTTGATTCATTTGCTGGTCTATGTAACTCTGGCTCATTGGGAACCATATCGTCACATGGTTCAATTTCGTTAATTAATAATATAGGAAACTTAACTTCCCAGAAATTCTTTATTGTATTCTGAATCATTGTGTATCTATATGCATCAATTTTGTCATTTACCAATTCTAATACATCATTCATTAAATATTTTAAAATGGCTTGAATATCCTTTGATGTTAAATCAACATTGTCTTTTACTGAAAGAATGTACTCACTCATCGAATGAGTCAAGGAAGCATCCAACATTTCTGATGTGAAATCAGCGACTAATCCAGCGATTATTACAGGCGTCTCATCACCAAAATATTTAGTATATCTATCACATAATGTGTGGATAGCAGCATTGCATCTATAGGCTCCTTTATAAAGAATATAGAACCAGTCTTTAAATGTCTTTATTGCGACATATTTATTTACCATTATATCTGACACGATGCTGTATATTTTTACGATGTCGTCAATATTAACATCCTCAGGAATATTAATATATCCAGTATTAATTTTGTCAAATATATAATTGGTATCCATTGGATGTTCTGCTATGTCGGAAAGTTTAAATAATCCAGCAAATACGTCTACAGTATCATCTGGATATTCACATGGAATATATAAGTCCATTAGTTGACTTAAATAATGCTTATACAATTTTGTGTCAATTAAATCTGGATTATCTTTAAAAACATCGGTATCAAGTACAAGAAGACAAACAGCCATTCTTGGACTGGTTTCGTCTTTAAATGGATATGGCTTCTTCAGCATATGTTTAATATATGCCGACATTATATCAAATTCGGTCTCGGAGACATCAATTGCCTCATAATATAAACCATTAATTAGTCTAGGATTGACCACATTATCTTCATTTGCAAAAAGTATGATTTTTTCGATAAATACATCTTTCATATTATGGATTAAATTTCTGTATTTTGGTAGATATTTTGTGACAAATTCTAATTTATCCGATTTTAATATCGCGTCTTTTAAAGCATTATCAATAAACATCTTAAATATCACCCTACTTTCTACATATTTTTTATTATAAGTATAGCATATATTGAAAACACTTTAATAATTAGTTGAATTAACTGTAGATTTAGTCAGTTATTAAAAATATATCGAAAGGATGTGGCTTTAATGAATAGATTATATTATAATCTATCCCAGGATAACTTCAATGATTTCTGTGTCGTTGTTGAACAGACATCTCCACCGGACCAAAAAATAGACATACTCGAAATGAAAGATTCAAACGGTCTCTCATTTTTGAGATTCAGAGCATGTCTTCAATCGTTTAATAAGCGAAATCGCAATGGTAGATTATGGCGTTCTGAATATATGAAAGCTATGCTATCAACCAGAGAGATTAAAGAATTACTGGATGCTGGTGGAGTTCCTGGTGAAAACGGACATCCAGTCCCTGCTACCGGTGAAGTTACAATTGAAAGGATATTAACAATCGATCCAAATAACCTGTCTCATATAATTAAGAAATTCGAGTGGTCTCCGGATGATTCCAAAGTATATGGTATAATTGAAACTTTGGATGAGGGACCAGGCTCGGCTGGACAGAAGTTCATGAGAAATATTCTCCAAGGTATGAAGCCATCATTTTCTGCCAGAACAATTGTTCCGCAGAGGAAAAACGCTGATGGTACAATAGATGTAACTGGTGTTGGCAGATATGTCACAAGTGATAGAGTCATATTACCTAGTCACGATGACGCATATATTGATACAACAGTACCAGTAAAAAATATAGTAACAAAACCGAAGTTTGAGACTGTTATGGAGAGTTTTGTTAGCTATGTGGTTGATAAATCTGATAAAATAAATCGTATAGTTGACGGATTAAATCCGGTGATGGAATCCGCAGTAGTTGACAAAGCCGGTATGGTGTCAATCAAAACAGACATCGGCACAGCTTTAATATTTCCAGAATCAAAATATAGAAATGAATTTAAAGACCTGATGAAATCATTATAATTAAAAACATACCATGGGTTATATGAAAACTTCCCATGGTATGTTTTTTAATAATTAAGTAATAAAATATAATAAATTGTATATTATAATAAGGAAAAATCAATAATCCGAGGAGGTTTAGTAAAATGATCGTAAAATGCACATTTCAGTGGATATGTGTTGTTCTTGCTGTATTATGTGGATTATTATTTGTATCAAGAGATGATACAAAACATAGACCGCATGATTTAAGTGGCTTTATTTTATCCATAGTTATTGCACTCATAGTACAAATTTTCTGGAAGTGATAATAATGCGATTGGGAATCCCAATCGCATTATTTTTTTAGAAATACCTCACATGGTCAATATCAAGATTAGCACCTTCTTCGTCCCATTGCTTAAGTAATGCCAATCTGTCAGCATCGGCATTGGCCCAGTCATCAATTTTCAATTGGATGGTGCCAATTCCGACATCCCCACCATCTTTTCTCTTAAGCTCGTTGTATAGATATGCTTTCATATCTAGAACTGCAAGCTCTCTTAACTGTCTAAACGCTCCAGGTGGGATAGTCGATAAGCTTAAATCGTGGCGTAATAAAACTTCCACCTCATATACTCCACCAGCCCATCCATTATATACTAATATCCTATCAGGTGATCTAAATTGGAAAGTTGGTGCTTTTGCAAGAGCAGATGCAACACCTGCCGCCATTCTTAAATCACCCATAGCTGTAATAACTGCATCCGGAGTATTCCAATGTGCATTTGGTGTGTAGAAATCAGCATACCCATCAGGTCTAGCTGCCTCAAATCGAGTAACCCCTAAAACCACAGTACCTTGGTATACATGTGGTGGTATTCTATACTCGGTATATCTTTTACCTGTTTCTGAACCCTTACTTACCACCTCATTCTGATTCACCATGAATGTTTCAACCCGGGGACAGAGAACTGAAAAATCAGTCAAAGCGGACATCTCAAACCTTTTCAATAAGTCATTATCTGATACTGGTAATGGAATGTCTTTAATACCAACATCGCTCTTTATTAACCACATGAATTCATTTAAATTATATAGTGCCATTATCATCACCTCATTCTATAATACAACATACCCAGATCTCTCTAAAGTAAATATAATATGCTCGACATTAGCATTTACAGTTGAAGTTGCATTCATTTGCTTAGTATTTATCAACCTTAATTTTGATGGCTCTAATTTAAAAACGGTTAGACCAGTTAAAGCACCATCATACTCATAAACTTTTTTTACTTGTGAGTACGTTATATCATGACCATTAAGTTTTCGAACAGTTAATACCGGCGTAAAAACCCTATCAATAACGTTTTTCCCGATTATAACTCTCATCACAATTTCTGTTCTAGCATTTATTCTTGACCGTGCTGTACTAGAAATTGTCATTTGTTTCATATGATAAATACCCCCTTTTTTATTAATATAGTCTCATTATCTAATCTGTTTTTGATAAAAATAAATTGGGTAGACCATGCCAGTCTACCCAATTTAGCGGAGATACACGCCGAGATAAGCTAAAACAAATGTAAACACCGATTAAAGCACGGGCTTTTATTTGTCACCTTTTACGTATATGTTTATGTGTTATTATTTATTATTTTTATTATTATTCTCAACAGATTCTCTCTTCTTAGCCTCTTCTATTCTCTTATCCATCTTATCAACGATGGACTTTCCAACAGGAGAATTCATAGAGCTGGCTCTACGACGAGAATTCTGGATAATCTGCCTTGCGATGCTTCTTGCCTTAGCACCAAACTTTTCATAGATTTTTGTACGATAAGTGATCATCTTTTTACGATGATAGATGTACTGGCGATAGTCAGTTGTGTCGGCCTTAGCTGCTAATCTGATAGCAGCCTTCTTCTCTTCCCTGTTCAAATCCCATTGCCTGGATTTTGTAACAAGATACCGACGTGCCTCTGTTGCAACAGATGCAGAATCAATAAGCTGATACAGCTCCAGCTCAGTCGCATGTTCTTTCACTATTCTATCGAACTCTTCCGGAGTACATGAAGCTTCAAGTGCTGCTAAGAAAATAGCTGACTCATCAGCGGCATCCAATTTCACTTCATCGGGGTTAACATCATCTTTGATATCTGTGGTGTTATCTCCCGCATTATCTCCTGCCGGTTCGTCTTCCATAGCAGGCTTAGTCTGAGCCTCGTCTTTATCCTGAACATCTTCATTCAACTCATTGAGCAGCTCTTTAATAATTCCACTCATTATTAATTCCACCTTTCTTTATAAAATTTAAAAATAATGATTGCTAGTGTTAAAACCTTATATTTAACTTTTAATAGACTGTTACTAAATTAAGAACTTTAAATTAAAAATTTTTTGCAACGGTTCTTCGCCGGAATTAAAAGAAAAATAAGATTATATATTATTTTTCTGTATTGCATCAAAAACTAGAGAAAGGAAGAAAAATATGAAGATAAAAAGAATGAGACTACGTGCAGTAATGATTTCATTTACGGTATGTGTCTTATCTGGTCTAATCGGCTTCCCTTGTGGTCTAAACTCTGGTGATGAACAGAATGTGACAAATATCGAAAATGCGATATCAAGCTGGAACGTTATTACAGCCGAGGCTCTAGAGACGGACAGCACTTTAACAAACAACGTTAACAGTGTTACTGCACAATCAGCATTTGTATTATCTCCATATGGGTATAACTTCGCAGATGCATCGTATACTCAAAGTGAGATAGCTAAGCTTGATTTATATTCAAGCTTGCTAATATATCGAAACCCTAATGAAAGGGACAATATAAGTAGTACCACTAATGATCAATTAAATAAATTACTCGAGACAAAAGATGGTGGTACGAATAACGAAGAAAGTCAAAAGGGGGAAGAAATTCTTATAGAGGAGGAACCGGTTGACGAGGATTATATTGAAAAAGATAATGTTGACCAATTGGTTGAAATTGCCGCAAATGTGATATTCAGTACTGAAACAAGTGCGGAATACGGTGGCGAAATCCGAATAGAACATTATCAAGCAATAAATCCAAACGACAATGGTTCATTATCTATAGGTCGACTTCAGTGGCATGGCATAAGAGCGAAGAAACTATTGCAAAAAATTTATGAAACTGACCCAGAATTATTCGACGAGGTATTAGAGAAACATAACGCTGAATCATTAAAACGAGATGTGCTTGATGATAGTAAGTGGAAACGTTACCGACTCCGACGTAATGGATATTACTACAACGCCATAAAAGAACTTCTTGGAACAGACGTAGGAATACGAGTCCAAGATGAAATGGCTTTAGCTGATGTTAAAGAATATATTGAAATAGGTATTAGGGATTATGGTATTACGAAGCCACAATCATTAGTATATTTTGCTGATCTCGCCAATCAATACGGCGTATATAGTGATGTTGTTAAGAAGGTGGTGCATAGAGCAAAGTCAAGAGGTTCTACAACAATTGATGACCTCTTTGAATCTACAAAATCAGTCACGACTAAATATCGTGATAGAAGGAAGTTAGTATATAATACAATTAATGAGATAAAAGATAAACTTCCATCTATAGATGATTACATAAATAATATAGATGAGTGATTATTATAGATTTAAAATCTATCATGTACCATAGAAGAGTACATGATAGATTTTTTTTGAAATATAATGTAGGAGGAGCTGATTTATGTCAAACGAACTTAATAACGATGTAAATTTGAATAATGACATTATCTTACTAGAAGATGAACTCGCTAATCTGAAGATGCGTAGGGTGGGATACCATAAACTATATTTTATCTATCTTAGTAGAAAGCTTAATGGTAAGAAAAAACGCGAAATAAAAACAGCGTTAGAGAAGGTGTTTAATATCAAGCTTAAAACAAACTGGCATCTTTTTTATAGCACCACATATAATTTTCACGCATCGCCGCTAGATGACATTCCGGTAATTCGGATAATTTCTGTCAATAATGCGGGAATCGTATTACATATTTTTGGTGCATTTTCAGATATTGATGTAAAAAATACGCTACGAAAAATTGTTTCTATATGCAATGAACACATTCTTCAACCTGACGAAGAACCTTATAATATTCATGTCTGTGGACTAAACAACTTACCAGTCCCAGAGATTATGGATGCGGGCTTTTCGATATCTAATTAATAATGCTTTATTACCTATTATATATTATACCCACTTTTCAAAGTGGGTATTTTTTTTTTTATAACTTTTTATTATTAATTAATAAATTTATATATCATTAATTGGGATAAAGTATTAGATTCATTGGAGATTATTATAAAAACATGAATGTGACAGATATGTAAATTCTTTTTCGTGAAAGGAGAGTCTTAAATATGTCAAAATCTTATGACACAAAAGAGGCAATATTTATTACTGAATGGAAAGATAAAATGAAAGATATAATCAATGCGAGATTTGGTCATTTAAGTAAGACGAAAGTCGACAAATATCTTAATCAGCTGATCGAGAAAAATATATATAATCCTAGAGTTGCGATTGTGAATAACTACACTAACCAAAAAGTTGAAACAACTGTATTGGATTTGATAGATGCTATTCGAAAGAATAATTTAATCATAGGTGGTGGAGGGGTATTATACGCACAACACGGCGTAAAAGATAATATTCTGCTTGAATTTATCGTGGACTTAAGACGTTTAAGAGATGGATTTAAACGTGAAAGAAAGAAGTATCAAGAAGACACCGATGAATATTTAATGGCTGATATTAATCAAAATAACGTTAAAGTTAAAGTAAATAGTCTTTACGGTGTTCACGGATATCCATTATTTTATCTATATAACCGTTTCATTGCAGAGTCCATTACAAACTGCGGACGACAAATTATTTCAACTGCGGTAATGACGTTCGAAAACTTTCTTTCAGGTAGTGTTAGATTCAATACTGAAAGTGAAGTTTATTTGTACATTGACAGGATAGCAAATGAGGTTAAAAACGATAAAATGCATACCGATCTATTTGATACAACTGATATTGAAAATAAAATTATGAAAATACTCATAAACAGGTGTGCGTTTGATCCGTCGGATGAGTTTATCATCCATATCAATAGCATTGTCAATCGTCTCACAACTGAGCAAAAAATATTACTATATTATAAAAATAACCTATTTGAATTTAGCCGTATCCCATTTATCAGGGATAAGATTAGATATATTATAGAAACTCTGGATGAATTGAATGCACCAGAAATGTATCTAATAAAAGACCAATCAGTTGTCGATGCAGTTGAATCTTTGTGGGAATTTTATTCGGTATTCGTACTATATGATTACCCAGTATTTGATAGGGTACGTAAAACAATGTACACCGACAGAAAAAATGTTCTTTATATCGACACTGATAGTAATTTCTTAGCGTTAAATCACTGGGTAAGATTTTGTAAAGATGAGGTTCTTCAAAATAACTATAATAAAGATGAGAAGACTATTGACTTCATCGCGGTTAATCTCATAGGAATAATACTTTCTAGAGTAATTGACAAAGGACTTCATACCTTTGCCTATAACATGAACGTGTCTAAAGAATACGCTGATATGCTTACGATGAAAAACGAATTCTACCTTAATAAAATAGTATTTACTGATTCAAAGAAAAGATATATATCAAATGCCATTTTACAAGAAGGTAAATTATTAGGAAACGGATTGGGTAAACCAGAAATTAAAGGTTTTGATTTCAAGAAAGCTTCTGTAAAGCCATTTGTTAGAGATTATTATACTCAGATTTGTCTCGATGATATCCTTCGTGTTGACAATATTGATGTTGAAGTAATCTTCCGGAAAATCCTTGCACTGAGAAAAGACATCGAAGAATCCATGAAACGTGGTGAAAGTAAATACTTTAAGCAAATGACTGTACAGATAGTGGAACATTACAAGAAACCATATTCGAATCAGGGTATATGTGCTGTTATTCTATGGAATACACTATGTAAAGATTACACTCTTGAGCTTCCAACAGACGTAGATATTGTACCAATTAAACCACTTGGTAACACGAAAAGTAATAAAAAGAATATCGAGTGGTTTAAAACAAACTATCCAGATGCATATCAAATGTTGGAAGACGAGATATACAATAACCCAAATCCATTAATAGCAAATATGCCCTTAAAATATATAGCGAAACCAAAGAATACAGATATCGAATTACCTAAGTGGTTTGCTGACTTAGTTGACACCGAAAAGGTTGTGCTGGATATCACGAAGTTATTCCATCCAGTACTTAAATCATTGGGCTTAAAGATACTGAAGACTGACGCAAGCACTGAGTACATGACAAATATTGTTGATTTATAAAGATTTAATCACCAGAGTAAATTTACTCTGGTGATTAAATTAAATATAAAAGGAGGTTTATGGAATGAATTTACAAGACATGTTATCTCCAGCTAGTTTAAATCACATTCGTCGGTACACCAATGCTAACACTGTTGATGACTTAGGGAAATACATATATACGTGCTCTGATACAATATACAGAGAAATCATGAACGGGTTATCTGTAGAAGCAAAATATATCCTTAATAAAATGAGACACCCGC